TTCTTTACATGTACTTGTAAACTCATAATTTCTTTATAATTATAGAATGTTCATAAATATAAAATCAATTTTTAATTGTACAAATCAATTTCTTAACCTCTTTTGGTATATTTTTTGATAAATTATTATTAAGTAAATCTAACCATACCAAATTGTTAAGTTTTCCAATTTCAGTAGGAATCTCACCTGTTAATTGATTATTATACAACTCTAACCATTCTAAATTGCTAAGTTTTCCTATTTCAGAAGGAATATTACCTGTTAATTCATTAATAGATAAATATAGCTCTTGTAAATTGCTAAGTTTTCCAATTTCAGTAGGAATCTCACTTGTTAATTGATTACCAGATAACTGTAACAATTCTAAATTGGTAAGTTTTCCAATTTCAGGAGGAATCTTACCTGTTAATTCATTATCATTTAAACGTAACCCTCGTAAATTGGTAAGTTTTCCAATTTCAGTAGGAATCTCACCTGTTAATTTATTCTCCTCTAAATATAACTCTTGTAAATTGTTAAGTTTTCCTATTTCAGTGGGAATTTCAAATGTTAAATAGTACTCGTATAATTCTAGTTGTATAATTTTATTATCTAAAACTTCTATATGTTCCCATTGATCAAATTGTAGTTCATTTGACCAATTAAGATTCAATTCAAGTGTATCTTTCAAATACAATAAAATTTCCCTATCAGGATTCAACTTCATTACAAAATACAGTACATCATCATTTTGTAAACCAATATCGTTAAGAAACTGTTCATTATTTGATAATTCTCTACTCTTGTATACCAATCTGAACAAACATGGCAATAAATCTTTATTTTGATCATAAATTAAATGTTTTAAATCACAAACTGTTATATCATTTGGACAATGTATAGTTAAACTAATATTGTTTGTCATGCTTTTTACATGTAATTGTAAACTCATAATTTCTTTATAATTATAAAATGTTTATAAATATAAAATCAATTTTATAATTGTTCATAGATAGATTAAGCATTTGACTCAATAAATCTAAATTTGTACTTACAATTTTTACCATAAAATTCTTTTTCTTCTTGAGTCAATTCAATCTTTTCAAGGAGACCTTGTTCGACCCATTTAGCAGTAATAAGTGTTGATAAACTGTTTCCTGGTGTTTTTCCATTATTTTTCCAAACAAGTGGATCATAAGCTTCAAGTTTTTTAAAATTTTTCTTGGAACGTACACATGCTGTTAAAAAACAACCATCTTCGTGAAACTGATCAGTGTGTTTAAGATAGTTTCTTAACGATTGCGATTTAGAATAATATTTCCCTGCATATTCATACTGCAATTCATTCAAATAATTTTTAACACGATCATAATCCAAATCAATATTTTCTACTGTGCCGTTTCTACCAACAATTTTAGCAATGATTTTATTTGGATTGATAATATCAGTACTTTTTCTATGATCTGCTTCATACTTGTATCTACCTTCGTAAAAATTTAGTGTAAACATAATATTTATCATTGCTTCTTTGTAGCATAATTGTGCATCGTCAGAATTCATAACAATTGTAGAAAAAACATTCTTCTTATTATGTATTCGTGTCGCTCTACCGGCGATTTGTACAAATCTTTCAGGTGATTTAATATTATATGTAATGTAAACACAATCAACATATGCATCATCATATCCTTCAATAGCTATTTCACAATTGAAAAGAATTGCCAAACCAGTATCCTCTCGAAATTTTTCAAGATCATCTTTATTGTCTTGTGATACAATGTAGACATTTACATCTTTCAATTCATTTTTGGTGTCACAATAATTTTTGAAAGCACCACAGTAATTTCTTGAATATTCATTATTCTCTGCATAAACAATCATTTTTCTTCTATTATTGTTCTTAAATTGATCAAGAATAGTTACAACAACTGCTTCATTTGATTTTATTTTCATATCATCAGTTTGTATAAATTGATATTCAAGATCATTACATATACTTCTTTGAACTGCTGTTCTGAATGGTAAATAATGAATTATCTTTCCAAATTTTTCATTATTCGACATACAGAATACATTCTCGTCCTTAGATTTTTGAAATCTGGGTGTAGCTGTTTGAAAAACTCTCATCAATATTTTCAAATCTTCTGTATCATGAAGAAGAACTCTTGTAGAACTATCATGCCCAGATTGATGATGTGCTTCATCAAAAATCGCTAAATCAAATACACCCTTGGTAATCTTTTTGCAAGATTGACTAGTGGTAATAATAAGAACTTTCTCATAATGTTCAACAATAATATCTAAACTATTCTGATCAACATTCATATGAATATTTCCATCATTCTTGTAAGGTTTAAATTGTGATGACAAAATAACAAACTGATGATCCATAAACCTTGGACGCAAATACTTGTAAAATTGATTAAATATGCAATTATTGGGAATAACAAATATAATTTTGTTATTTCCTTTCGCAATCAAAGAACTTGTAAAAGTTTTTCCTGATCCAGTTGGTGCAATAATTTGACACCTACTACCATCAAAATTCTGATATGCATCCAATGTTTCCTTTTGATGTTGACGTAGGGTCAATTCAGGAAGATTTTCTGGGATTTCTTCATCTAATGTTTTAGGTTTCTCAATTTTTGGCAACCTATTGATATAATTATCATTTGGTATTTCATCCATTTTAATAAGTTTAACAGAAAAATGACAATTCATTTCAATAATTGGAATAACATGCTCAACGAAAATATTATTTAATTCTTCTGGAGAACAATATCTAGATTCCCTTGCTATGTTTGGTTTATTACAAACTGCCGATCTGGAAAAATGTTTTGAACGATTCATAAATAAAGTTTCGAAAGATCTTAACATATCTATATCAAATTCATCACTAGTAGAAGAGATCAAATAGAGATAATCAAATTCTGATTTAACAACACCATCAGTTGATGGAAAATACTCTTTTAAACGTTCTCTTGGACGCGTTGTAATTCCAAGTTTTGTTATTTGTTCTGGTATTTTTCTTGATAAATTAACAATATATATGTAGGCAATATTCTTTTGTCTTGTGGACATAGTTTGAAAATATAGTTGATTCAATGTGAATAAATAAAATCAATTTTTATAAAGTTCCAATATCCTTTTAACCAAAATAGAACTTGGATTCACAAACTCTGGACCATTAAGCACTATTGGTAACTCCGTACACGCTACTACAAAATATTCGAATCCTTCTGATTTCAAACTATCAACAACCTCTCTCAAAATATTTGTGGCTTCTGAACACTTTTTACACTTAATCATATATATCGCATTTGTTATCTTATTCTGTTGTTTATTATTTGGATATGCAAAATCAATTCCTGTTAAGTACCTATCATACATACCTGACTGTTTTGTTGCCAACGTTGACATTATACACACATTGTTCATACTATTGTCTGTCAAGTATTTACAAGTCTCTTCAATTATACTTATAAAAGGTATAGAGATAGCATCCCTAATGTCATCTTCCCAATAATGCGCTGTATTACATATCATCACTATCTGAGTTACATTGCTTCTCTCAAGTAGCTTTGCATTGTAAGCAAGTTTTTCTCGAATTGTTTGAATTGTTTGTTGATTGTTGCTCAAAATAGACTTTGAACGATCGGGTATTTCAGGAGTAGAGATTAACAGATATGGTATGTGATTCTGTTCGTTTATAATTGGAGTGCATTCGAGAAGTCTTTGGAGAAAACAAATTGTTGCATGTGGTCCCATTCCACCAATAATTCCAAGTAACATATATACTATATTTAAAAAAATTGAATCTTTATTTTTTTTAAATATTTGGAATAATAATATGATATGACAATCAAAGAAGATTTGTTGAAAGAGACGACAATTTCTGGTCTTCGAACAATTATTAAAAATCTTGACGAGAAGTTGTTGTTGAAGAAGTTCAAATACAAAGATGTTGTATGGAAAATGGAGTGTGAATCAAATTTGAAAGAAGAGATCGATAATCTCGAGAAATACATAAGTGGTCCATGTGATCATTTTATGGAATCACCTACACGTTTCTGGCGTGAATTTCGTAACTTTGTTAATTGTATTGACTTCTAAATACATGCAGAGTGCCTCTCCCTACTGAACCCTACGCTTAAAGCCAATTTATAAATCAATTAACATTTAACCAAACATCTTTTAAGAAAATATCATTAAACATATTTGTCAATCCTAATAATACCAATCTGGCTTCAATACCTTTATAAAATAGTGTCAACTTGTAAGTTTTGCATGTCTCAATAGCAATCTGTAATTGTGACTTGTTTCTGTTATTCTGTGCAAAAAGTTGCATACAATGTAGTGGATGACTCAGTGAAGTTGTTAACGCGGATATGGCGAACAAAACAGGATAATGATATTTCTCAGAGTTCTCTTTGAACAATGTTTCACTAACTTTTTCTGTTAACATGAAAGGAACACCTTGAGATATAATGTCTCTTGATGCTGCGAAAACTGGTCCTCTGAAGTAGTCAGTTATCTTGACATTACTTGTTATTCCAAGTCTTTTTGAAAAATACAGATTGGAATGACCATATACACCTCCTTGTAAAATACCGATTATTCCAAACGCGGGAATTGGAGAGATATTCTCTTTACAGAGAGTTGATACATGTAATTGTCCATATCTGAATAGAATTTGTTGGGGGAAAATATGAGGTATATATCTTATGTTTCTAAAGAACGTTGATGATTTCAGATTGAAAAGTCTCGTTGTCTGGTACAAACTGGATAATGGTGAAAACAGTGTCATTGAACTTGCATGATATAAAAAGCATCTCTCTCTCTTCAAATTCATTATCTTAGTTAATATAATTATTTTATAAATAGTAATTTACAATAAATTAAACTTCTCTGGTTCATAACAGAATTTGATACTCTTCGATCGATTACTGAAAAGAACACAGATCGATTCATTTCCTTGCAACTTCCTATTTCCACAATAGATGTAACAATACTTTTTGGATATTGTTTCTTGTAAATTGCCTCCATACACAACTTCATACATTCTGTTCACAACATCGTTAATGGTTTTCATTCCCTTCCTGATCCGAAGCTCATGTAAATGACTCTCATCAGAAGAGGAAAAATCATCATCTCTCAAAGAATGCTTCTTACCTACTGAAGAGTATGAATCTCTCGAGATATTGTATGTAATAGGAGTGTGACTAATACATTTAATCGTGAGTATAGGACGTTTACCACAAAATTTGCGAATAATACGCTGAATAATGTTCACACTCTAAGCATGACAACAACAATTTTGCATTAATTTTCATCACTTTTTTTACAAAACCGTATATTGTTTCACAAAAACCATTCAGCAATCCCTCTACTTACACATTTTGGTAGGTGACGTACCAAGATATAATAACCAATTGTTCGATATCTATATCTGGTTTCTCCTATTCTCCTTTGATAAGGCATCTCGTTAAACTGTAAATCCTCAAAAGATAGTTTATCTATATGTCTCTTTATAAACGGCATGGTCAAATTTGGATTGTGTGAAACCATTGACCAATCCCATGACAAATCTGGGTTGTTCTCTATATCCTCAATTGTAAACGCACTATTTTTCGATAAAATACCCCAATTCCAATTCCTATCAATATACTTTCTAACAAACTCAATGGTTAAATTAGGATTCTTTGACAATTTACTCCACATGTGATCCATTCTGAACATCACACAATCAAAATACTTCTCTATCGTCTCAACACTTATATTCCTATGACATACAATATCTTTCCAAACCCAATAAACACACGGCATAATATCAAGTACACTCTCATCAAAATTTGGATTTTTGGGCATAACAAGCCATACCCACTTCATGTACATGTTTTGTTGAACAATCTTCATTGTAATGGCTGGATTTACTGATATTCTACTCCAATCCCACTCTCTATTTGGGTGTTTATTAACAAATTGTAGCGTTAAATTTGGATTTAACGATACAGCTCTCCACACCCAAGGTAGATCCATATTATCTTCTATATCCTCCATTCTCACACCTCTATTACAAGATAGATTGTACCAATCCAAGTTCTTATCTAAATTATTCTTGATTGTATTGATATCTATATTCTTATTTATAGATAATGCTCTCCAACACCAATTCATATCAGGATTTTTATTAACAATATCCATTGTAACAGTTTTGTTGAGAGACACAAAGAACATGTCCCACAATATGTTTCTGTTTTTCAATATGAAATCTATATCAATTGTATGAGATAAATACAGATAATTCACTTTTTGATTAGGAAATTCTCGAATCAAATGTACTAACGGATCATACTTCATACTGTTACGATGATAAAAAATAGTAATACATCATACAATCATCACACGTGCACCCAGAACATTTATCACAATACATTAAGAAATTGCGAATATCTAAACAATAGAATGGTGATCCATCTGTATATTTCGTGTTTGTAAATTTGATATTATCTTCATCTGGTTTAACAAGTATCTTCTCACTCTTATCCTGATTATACTTATTAAGTTTGTCATAAATCAATATACAATCTGACAACTCATTCGAATTGTGTGAACAGAAGTACTTATAAATGTTATTCCAATGTTTTTTGTAAATTGACGAAGCTAAATTGCAACCCAATATATCCAATCTACCTAAACATGAAAAAATAACAAGAGCATTATCACTTATGTAATCAACAAAATCTACATATATTTTGCCAATGGGATCACCTATTGTTCCACACATGTTACCATAAACAACATCATACTTCTGATTTTTCGGTATATCCTCCAATGTTGATACAAATGTTGTCTTACTCAAATCGAAATTGTTTCCTTCTAGGACTTTTTTACAGAAATATCCAACAAATGTGTATGAGAATTGTTGAGTAGTGTCAGCTGACATGAAACCCAATATTAGAGCAAGATATGTGCAACAATAATCTCTATCTCCAATGTAAAGAATGTTCAACTCGTTGTTTTCCTTTTCCATTGGTGCTTCGCTAATCAACAATTTTTTTGCTAAATGGTAATAGAAGTTGGCAACTTGACCTATCAATATATTTTTACTTGTTGTATTGTGTCTTCTCATTGAACATTTTGATTCAAATCAGAATTTTTTCCTTATTTTTTTAGATTGAGATTGCTAATGAATGCTCTTTCGAATTGCTCTTTTCACATTTATAATTGTTCTAATATTCTATTATTCATATTGGAACGCAAATTCCTATACAGTTGGTCCAACACATACAGCTGGAATGTCATAACACCATGCTTCTGCCTCTTTTGTCAAATAGTACATCATTGTGTAGACGCGAAACAGACGAGAATCTTCATCTGACCAATATTTCTGAATATGTTCGCACATTTCACTACTGAATTTTCCTATCAATAATAATGACCATAACGCATCATAAAACAATGTACTATCTTTTCTAAGTGTTTTCTCAGAACTCTTATCTTTATCATGTTCTGAAATCATAACCAATTTTTGATAAAACATCGGTTCACTCCTCTCTTTGTCAGAATATTTTGGAAGATATTTGTAAAATATATCCTCCATATGAACTCTTCCGATAAAGCTTATTGAATCGTATCGTTTGGCAAAATCTCTTATTTCATCCATTCGGTTTGCAGTGATGCGCGATTCAATATGCTTCTCCACATCTTTGTACTCTGTTACAACAGATTTGCAAACTCCAAAAAATCTCCCATCTTTTTGAAACCCTCCATCTTCATTCTTTATTTCATCACTTGGTAGAAATATGATATTGACAATATCTGAATATATATTCACATTTGGTGAGTCAGCTGTGTTTCTGAGTATCTTCGCTTTTTTAATTATATCATTTTCTTCCGATACCATTAAATCAGGTAGAGAATATACGTGAACCTGTCTTGCAAGTTTTCTTACATCATATGTGTTAATCACAGCATTCATAGTTCCTTCTCGTAAATCGTATAACTTATCATACTTCTCAGAAGTAGAAGAAATGAATTTTTTCAACTCTTTTTTTATCAATTTATGTGGTTCATACATCTCTATTCTATAGCTTGAGTGTACAATTATCGAAAAAAAAAATCATTTTTTTATAATAAATGTGTTACATCACTACATCCATCAAGCTCCGGTATTTCGGAATAACCATATCTAAATGATGTCGATGAACCTTATACATATTACCTCCTGAGAAATGAACAACAATTCCCTCGAAGAATTCACATTGCTTATCATTTTCAAACCAATCCTTCAATGAGTTCAAGTCAAAATCCCTCGGATAACCTCTCATCTGAATTGATCCATGAACAATAACACAATGTTGTGGTAAACCATGTAGATTACCTTGAATCTTTGGTCCGGCTAGTTCAACTGTTGTATTTCTGAGATTTGCTAATGGTTCATAAGTTATGCCCTTTTTTGGATCAAAAATTGCAATTGTATCTTCTTTTAGCGTGGACTTGTGATGTTTATCACCTTTCTCAAGTGGCATGAAACCAACTGACGCACCAGTTTTCTCCCAATTTTCTGGTTGTTTCCTTCCTTTCTTGAGATCTCTCCTCTTTTGAAGAGTCCCCATTGCATCGATCCTACAACATGTGCCGTCCACTTTACCAGTAACGATGAACGTTTGTTCATTGTCCTTGAGATCTCGTTCGAAATCTGGGTTGAGAGTATTGGTTGCCAATCTCTTTTTGGTGGTTCTACCAGGTTTGTTTGTAGGTTCATCAAACATCTGGCACTCGTATATGCATTGAATTTTATCAAGTACGGGATTCATGATTTAGTGGAGTTTGCGTTTGTTTGTGTAATTATAAATCAATTTTTTCAAAAATATATTCGTTTAATTATAAAAATGAACAGAATAACAGATAGTATCAACCGAATTACTGTAAGAGGATACGATGAACGTTCAAAGATGTATAAATTTGAGCTTCACGTTGACAACGGATTAAGTGGAGATGATAAAATAGAGAGAGATATTAGAGTCAATATCCAATGGGTAAGAGTTCAGAAGGGATTCAAACAAATCAAAAAGGAGTTGAACAAGAACTTGTATGCCAAACTGATGTACGATTTGGAACTAAACGTTGTTGTTAACGATATTAAGTACAACACTCTCAAGAAGTTTATTGATGGTGTTATAGGAAAGAAGAATATCAGGAAGATTAATGATATTCAGAATTTGATGAATCAGCTTATGTTGAATCGTGTAAGTGATGATCAGTCGAACAAGATGGCTGTTATGGCATTCTTGGATAAAACATTTGGTATTATCAATTAAAATTGATTTTTTTTTATTTATCTCATATTATTGTGTGTAATAATATGAAAGTTATTCTAAATGAACTACCAGATATCGTAAAAGATACTGTAATGATTCAGAATCTGATTGAGGATGGTGAAACAGAAGGGGAATTTGAAGATAGATTTGTTCTCAATAAAGACATTATCGTTAATGGTGAGGTGAAATTGAGGAATCTTGATGATTTGGAAAATTTTGTCAATGTTGCCAATTATTTTGGTTGCGAAATTCCTCTGAGTGTTTACAAATTTTCTCACACTTGTGAGATAGCTCCGAGAGATCCAAATATCTTTGAAGGCCGAAAGAGGGAGGAAAAGAGAAATAAACAGAGAACTGATTTTTTCAATAAATTCAATAGAGAAATACCCGTTGTTATTTCACTCTATTTACTTTTGAATAACAGTTCACGATATCCGATGTCAAATAAGTTTGAGTACAGAAATATTCCTATTTTTATGAGATGTATATTGAAATATAATTTAGTCAATTTCTATATGTACATCAATCAAACATCGCATAAAAAAATTATTGATGTTTGTAAAGATAAAGATAAATATATTTCTTTTTCTCTTACACAGCATAATATACTTTTGTATGCAATAAAATATAAAAGATTCGATTTTATGAAACAATTATTATGTGATGGCTTTGATATTAAACACGTAATCATTGATATTTCAAAATCAGACAATTTTGAAATGTTGAAATATCTTTTCAAAGAAAACCTTATCAATATACAATATTTACAAAAAATATTGAACCACTCCTCAACCGATCTCAATGTAAATCTGTTCAGATTCATTATGGACAATTGTGGGATTATTAATTCAGATCACATTGCAAAATTTGTCGATAAGAATTGGTTAGATATATTGAAAGTTTTACATGAAGAGTACAACTTTCAATTTGAAAGTAGAAACTTACATTTTTATGGGGAATATAATCCCAAGATATTCAAATATCTTGTTAATAATGGTGCTAAAATTGATCGCGATATTTATTGTATGATTATCACACATGATGCATCTGATCTTTTTGAGTATGCAATTGGACACACTATTGTATATGACACAGACATCTGTGCATGTGCTGCGTATTTTGGAAGACTTGAGTATCTCAAAATACTTCGTGAAAAGAATGTACCATGGAATGGTAAAACACTTGCGTGTGCAATGCGTTATCTTCATTATGATTGTGTTAAATGGTTGATAGAGAATGGATGTGAATGGGATGAAAGATTTGGAAGAATGTTTTTGGATCACGAAGATGATGAGGAAATTGAGTGGTATTAGTAAGGTTTCTTATTGTCAATAGACGATCAACTTTTGGAGAATTTAGACCAAAGAAATATGAATTAACACTTGTTCCTTCAGGAAGCTCATGTAAACTGAAATTTCTAATTAACTGAATATATGATTCTAACGTGAGTTTTTCCAGAGTGTGTTCTGGACAATAAAATCCTCCAACAACGCTTATATTATAATATAATATGTTAATTTTTTAAGTTACTCTTCTTCACTAAAACCGCAATCATATCCAATGGCATATTCATCATCCACGGAAAATTTATCACACCTAAACCCATTATCAAGCATGAACTGATACATATTTTTTGTACCCATTCTTTGATTACATTCAGCACAAATTGGACGAAGATTCTCAACGATTGTAGGTCCGCCATGATACTCTGATTGAACATGTCCTGCTTGAAAATTCCAACAATTGATGATTCTTTTTTCACAACAGAAACATGGAGCTTCGCCTTTGTCAGAAGAGAATGTTTTACACCATACTTTCTTCCGCAATGTCTGTGTAATTCGTGCTTTCCTACCTTTGTTTGGTAGTTTAAGTCGAATCTCATCCATAAAGCAACTCAATTTTGCTTTTTTTTCTTTGCAATTTTGCATTAGTTCGAGTTTCTTTTGTTCACGTTGTTTTGAAGAGATGCTAAAATTTAGTTTGAGTCTTTGTTTTCCAATATCTCGTTCATTTTGAAAATATTCTTTCAAGTATTTACAAGCTTCATTAATATCACCTCTTGAATACGGTGATGGATCATTCCTTGAGGTAGAGATAATATTACATGCACTATTATAGTCCATATTCTGTTCATTCAAACTCATATTATAAAATAAATTGTTCAATTTTTATTTTCAAAATGCTCTTTCAAAGACTTTTTGATAATATAACCCTTTATCAAGCTGATAATACGATCACTACACCGTCTATTTTCCGCTGTCTCAAGAAGTACCATTGGGGTTGTAGTGTATGGCACTAATCCAGTATGATTTGGATTCACGTCAAGTTTCAATAAATGTTTTAGACGCATGTATAACTCATTTTCGGAAATACCACACATACATACAAGGTATATAAGAAGTGGTGTAGAATCCCATCCATGTATAACTGCTATATTGTTATTCTCTTGTGCTTTGACTATTTTTTCCAAAAGTCCTGGTCTGTATAGAACAGATGTGTTAATAGCTGTAATACGAAGTTCACTAACTTTCGGATTGTAAAACTCTGCTATCTTTGAGATCATGTCTCTATTACCTATGGGAGTATTTATTAAACAGAAATGCATCAATTTACGTCTTCTTTTGAGCATAACATATCTATCAATGATATACTCAATACAATCTATCGATTCTCTGTTTGTTCCACTGAAATCATTTATGGGTAAACGATGTAAATATTCATCATAATCTCCATGTTTCAATAGAGTTTTAAGCATTTCGATGTTTCCATCTTGTAGTATTTGTTTGAATATTTTTATTGATGAATTATCCATACTTTTTAGAAAAAAAGTATACACAAAAATATATTAGAAAAATAAAAATCAATTATATTTTTTAGGAAAAAGTATTGTCAAAAGATAAAAATTAATTTTCAAAAATATTGACTCCAATCTTTGAAAAAAGTTGTAAAAATAAAAAAAATTATAATTGGATGATTTATCCAGATTCGGTATCAAATGTCATGAACATAATGTTCATATCATCTTTTTCAATATGATTGCATTCGTACAACGTACCGCAATAATACTCATCACCACCAAATGGTTTATCGTTATCAAATGATTTCAAATCGCTGTTTGTAATCATTCTACGAGGATCTTCACCATCTTTATCCCAACCATATGAACGATCAATAAAGAAAAATCCACAATGATCAAACTCTTGGAGCATCTGAATTGTTTCAATAATATCGAACTCTTCTGTATCATCATATTTGAAACATATAGTTCCTGATTTTATTTTATTTCCAACAATTTTAGCCAATTTAACAGCTTCTTCTGGATCTTGACAAAGATGAAGACCGTTTCCACATATGTCATCCCATATGAAGATAGGTTTTGGTTCAATCTCCTCAGCATATTTAACTAAACGTGCCGTATATCCACAAACAATAATAAGGTAATTCACCATTATGCTTTATACTTTTTTAGATAAAAAGTATTGTCAACATTAAAAAACCATTTTTATATAGGTATAATGATACATAATGTTTATAATACTTTTGAAGAGATCACTGTTTCAGAAGTTGTTTAACTTTACTCTTAATTTCGAGTCTAATCTTATTGCGATTCATTCTTATCTTTTTGATTTCCAACTCTTTCTGAGCCTTGTAAATGAGAATCTCCTTCTCTTTCTTCTCAATCTCTTTGTCAGCTTCTTTTTTAATATACTCAAGCATAATATTTCTTGCGATTTCAATATCGTTTCTGGTGTACTCTTCACCTACAAGAGCGTGAGCAATTAGACTTCTAGCTTTTTGAAAATTACTATCCATAATTTGTGTTGTATTGATAGTAGTTGTTATTTTTTTAAAATCATTTTTTTATATAATATGATAAGTGGAGTAAAATGTTGCATACAGAATAGCATTTGGCACTCCCTCGGGTCGACTCGGATCATCTCCACCATACCAATGTCCAACAATCTCTTGGAACATCAATGCAAAGAACGAAATCAAGAAACCATGAACAAACAGTTTCCAGTTGGACTTAATCCTATAAGTATTATCATATGCATAATACATTGTCGGAGTATAGAAAAGTGTACACAATGCCCCTCTTAGAGGATCAATTGTAAGATAATGAACAAACAACATAGACCATATATACTTCTGCATAACATTCCTATATTCAGGTTTTAAACAGAAAATAGCGGGAAACCAACATGAAATACCATAAACTGTGAATGGCATACCGATAGTGTGCATCCAACTATTCCATTTACTTAAATGCACCTCTGCATAATAATCGAGAGCATCAACACCGTTGGTCACATTTAGACTGTTTAGTGCAGGGGATACAAGCATTCCGCCAAACAATAAAAATAAAACTTCAGATAACATAATTGCTTATTACCTTGTTATCCCTTTTAAGCTTATTTTTTTTTGACAATACTTTTTTTCTAAAAAAGTGTTTTTTTATAAATATTTTTATTCGAACAGTGAAACAATATGTTTTCTGACAATCTTTGCAACATCATACCCCATTGTATCATCATCCTCATCTACATCTCCCTTCTCAGTACTATAACTGTTTCCATATTGCATACCCTTTCCAAAATTTGAATCGTTTTTCAGCATGGAAGGTTTCATGTTCTTGATTTTGGCGAGATGGTAACCTCTCATGTAGCAAACAGTGTTTGTGGGAGTTACAAAATAGTAGTGCAGATCTCTGTAAAGGTATTCAAATGAATATATTTCGTAGAGTTTGAGCATAGGATAATTCTCATAGTCACCCTTGTTACTGAGTGTCAGATAGACACCATGTGTGTTATGTGTATCATATTTACGTCTCTTCTCTCTTTGAAAGTAAAGCTTGAAATAAGTATCTTCATAACGAGAGATGACCATATATTTGGTAAGGAAATCTCTGAAAGTTCCAAGATTGATAACTTTTTGAAACCCCAAAACATAATCCTCAATCTCAAAAAGTCTCTTAATATAATCATAAATCTCAGAAACATCAAACATTATAGTTGGATTCTTGTAATAATCATAGATTATACTGTCGATATAAAGTTTTTCATTCGTTCTAAGAATCTTTGTCTTCTTACATTTGCGTGTCATTATACCCCAATATTGTTTCTTCTTGGTTTTACCCTTAGAAAATTTAAGAAAAGTTGGTTTCATGCATTGGATATCACCTGGACAACCATACCAACGATTAAGTTTACATGAAGGGAAACACTCATCAAGTACACCAAGGCGCGAAATGTCCTTATTGGATACTATGGATCGTATCAATGCTCTTCTTCCTCTGTTAAGGTTTTCTTGAAACCTTCGATTGGCCCTTGTATATTTTGAACTCTCATAACATCTACCAGCGTTCTTCTTCTTCATCTTATGATTAATCTCGCCTTTTTGCTTTTTCCAATAGTAGTCCATAATTTTGTATAAACTGGTATATATATATTTAAAAAATTAATTTTATATTGTTTTAAACATGTTTGGCGGACTTATGCAATTGGTTGCATATGGTGCAATAGATTTGTATTTGTCAAATCCAGAAAATGATGAGATATGGGGGCTTTATGAGTGTTTAGAGTGTGAATCTGAATTTGATCATGATAAGATTCACAATGCGAAAAAATGTCCGAATTGTGGAATAGATATTGCATTTGTTGTCAACGCTTGTAGTGGTACAACGATAGAGGATGTTATCGAGAAAATGAACAAAAAAGTGTTCACAGAAGACACCAATATTTAATAGTTGATATGTTTAACTTAATTTCTGTATAGGGGTAAAAAAATTGATTATTTTTTACATTAAATTACTCAAAGGTACATCCAAGTATGTTGATGAAAAATATTGCAGGTATTACACGAACTGGCACTAGATTTATGTCTATTAGACCTAGGCGTCAAGTTAATACAACAATGGACAACAGACATGTTAATAACATTAATTATGATAGTTTTCCAAAGATTATGAACACAGGTGTAAATTTTCTACCATCAGGACACAATTACGTCATTGAACGTTTCGGTGAATTTGTTGGTACAGTTAAACCTGGTTTGAATTTTCTTATTCCGTTTGTCCACACAATTACTCAGGTGGAGAACCGAGAGTTGTGCCTAAGGGTTGAACCAGAGATTGCAACAACTAAGGACAATGTAATGGTCACTATGGGTGGTAACCTGTATGTACGTTTCATAGATCCTATAAAGGCTGTTTATGGAGCGGCACGACCAATATATTCTGTCCAACAGTTGGGTCAATCTGTTATGAGAACTGAGGTTGGTAACTTTCAACTTGATACTCTGTTTTCAGAGAGATCTTCTCTGAACACAAATATTAGAAAGTACATGAATGAAGGATCACCAGGCGAGAACGAGAGTGTTAAGGATTGGGGTTGTAGTGTTATTAGATTCGAGATCACTGATCTTGAGCCTTGTGACAAGGCAGTTAGCGAATCTCTACACAAGCAGTCAACTGCTGACCGAGAGAGGCGTGAAACAATCATTACAGCCGAGGCTCACAAGAGAAAGGTTGAGCTTGATGCTGATGCTTATGCTTATGAACAATTGACGACCGCTAAGGGTGATGCTGATAAGATTAAAATCGCTGCTGATGCAGAAGCTTATCGCATTACCAAGGTTGCAGAGGCTCAACGAGAAAGTATCGAAATGGTTGCCACTGCTCTTACAACAGAGGAGGCTGACAAGGTTATCAAGTACCGGCTTTCTGAGAACTACATTGAGGAGTTCGGAAAGATTGCTGGGGAGTCTAACACAATGATCATTCCACAAAACATGAGCGATTTGGCTTCAATGATTGGGACTGGTTACAAGGTGTTCGATAACACTCGTGCTTAATTGTGATATTTAGAATACGCACCACTCTAAACATCCGTTATAATTATGATTTATACATCCTTTCCTATTGTTTTCCATTTTATACCATTGAATATGTAAAATGAACGTTTTTATTATATTTTTATATATGACTTAAAAAATTTATTTAATTACATTAATAAGTATGTATAAATTAGAACCAAAATATAAATATAACTATTTATGTTACCGACATAAATCATTTAAAAATATATGTTTATCATGTACAAAATGTTTACTTTGCGGAAAAACTATAAAACGAGTTGATATCAATAAATATAAAATAGTATTGGATCCACCAAATAAATCATTTACTTATATTGTAAAAAATATTATTTGTAAAAAATGTCATGTAAAAGAAAAATCAAAAAAAGTTGTAAAAGTGAAAAAACAGAAAGATGAACAATACATGAAATTCACAAAATATCTGTGTGAAAAATGCCACGAACATTGTAAATTGATAGATTCACCTGGATGTTGTGCATGTAGAGATTTAAGATCATTTAAATATAATAATTTATATGATGGATATATCGATGGTATAGGATATGTTAAAGAACATAAAACAAGATGGAACGATTACTGTCCATCATGTAAAGACATTAGTGCTAAATATTATGATAATCTTAAATTATTTACACCATTGGAAATTTAAAATGAACGTTTTTATATCATATTGAAGATTTATAAAATTAGTGGTAAAATATTATAAAAAAAAATATTAAAAACGTTTATTTGAAATCTTCAAGGGTATAAATATCAGTCAGTGTAATTGTGTTTCAAATCACAATACCAACACTTTTTACCATTTTCATCTTTCCATTGAAGACTTCCATCTTTCCAATACAATTTATGTTGTAAGTCACCATTCCAACAAGTAGGACCACGTGCAACTAATTGCATTAATCCTCCACCAAAAGTTGATGGATGTCGTATTGCGTTATGATGATCAAGATAACTTCTCATCCGTTTTTTCTCATCTGAGGTTAAAAAATAATTATCCTCTTGTGATCTTCGAATGAACTTTTTGTACTCTTCTTCTGTTAGCATTATAAAATAAAAATAGATGATTTTTTAAGTCCACTGAGATATAAAGATATCCGAATGGTATATTACAATGGAGAACGTTATTTACAATATCGATTTGGGCAATAAGGATAGTAGAAAAATAGCTGGTTTCGATTTGGATGGAACACTCATTAAAACAAAGAGTGGACGACTTCACCCAAAAGACTGTGAAGATTGGCAACTCTATGATGATACTTTAAAAGACCGACTTATGAAATTGCAATATGAAGATGGCTACAATATTGTTATCTTCACGAATCAGAGTGGTTTGGAGGGAAAGGAGCAAAAACAGACTGATTTCATATTCAAATTGAACAACATTATTGCTTCATTAGACATCAATGCATCTTATTTTGTGTCAACTGGATACAGTGAGTACAGGAAACCTATGGTGGGATTCTTGTCAATATTGGAAACAGAGATTGGATCGGTAGAAAGGAAAGAATCCTTCTACTGTGGAGATGCATGTGGACGTCCAGCTGGATGGAAGTGGTCATCAGATGATACTGGTGAATGTGTAAAGCAGAAGAAGGATTTCTCAACGAGTGATCTGTTGTTTGCACACAATTGTGAAATGAAATTTTACACACCTGAAGAATTCTATCATCCAGAGGGATTCAAGAGTGATCCAGTTAATCTACCAGAGAGACCATACTTGAATTACACCGAACCTGATCCTTTTGAATTGGATTTAACAGATTACAGAAAATATGTTATCTTAATGATTGGGCTACCCGCTTCTGGTAAATCACATTTGGCAAAAGAGATCCAAGAGAGATATGAGACATTCGATTTCAAGATTGTTAACAGGGATTCCTTAGGAACTAAGGCAAAGAACAATAAGTTGTTCAAACAGTTGATTGATGATGGAGAGAATGTTATAGTTGACAATACAAACTTAGTGCCGAAGGATAGGAAGTTCTATTTGGATTATGTTGGAGATGATTACGATGTTGTGGCAGTGAATGTTACAACAGATCCGAATATCAGGACTCAGTTGAATCATGTGAGATGTTTCAACAAAGGTAAGTTTATTAAGAGTGTTGTTTACAATATTATGAAGAAGCGAATGGATCTGAGTGGATTGGAAGATGAGGGGTATAAGGAAATTGTTGAGTACAGTTGTAAACCTGTTTTCGACAATAAGGATGAAAAGAGAGTTTTTATGATGTACTATTGAGAAAATTTTGTTATATTACAAATATGCTTCCAAAAACTAATCTCAACAACATAAACAATTTTGCACTTGGTGGTAAAGGATTTGTAAAAGTACGTGGTCATGGAAGAAGAAAAATAAGATATTATAAGAATGGAAATCCATATGTTATCATTAGTGGTAAGAAGAAGAGACTCAGTTAATGTAGTCTCCAGTGAACACTGACATATCGAATCCTGAAATTTCTGGGTTTATTTGTTGAATAGCTGTTTGTAAATCTTCCACTGTTTGATAAATAAGTGAATCTACTCCTAAGTACTCCTTTATCTCCCTTATACTCATTCTGTTTGCTATCAATTCTGTTTGAGTTGGTATGTCGATACCATAAACATTACTGTACCTAACAGGTGGCGAACATGACGCAATATGAATCTTATTAACACCATGCTTTTTAAGGATGTCTATAACATGCTTAATAGTATTACCCCTCACAATAGAATCATCAATAAGAAGAATATTCTTACCTTTTGCTAATGATGAAACAACGTTCAGTTTCCTCTTCACTCCCATTCTTCTGCTCTGTTGACTATCCATGATGAAAGTTCTTGATACATATCTGTTCTTTATAATAATCTCATAATACGGAATGTTCAGAATCTTTGAAACAACAATCCCAGATGGTCGGCTTGTGTCTGGTATAGGAACAATACAATCAATATTCTGTAACTCATCACCCAATTGCTCTTGGATACGAGCGGCAAGCAACTTTCCCATCTTCACTCTAGCCAAATATACAGAAACATCATCAATAACCGATTCTGCACGTGAAATATAGATGTATTCAAATATACACGGTGTGTAAGGTGCTGTGTCATTGTATTGGATTGTTTTGGTTATATCTTTTGTAACTAGGAGAATCTCACCGTTTTTCACACTTTTAATATCATCATATTCCAAATTCTGATGACATACCGACTCAGATGCAACCAAGACCCTGTTATCCTTCTTTCCCCAAACTAGTGGTCTTATTCCATATGGATCTCTGAATGCAACCAGACCGAATCCCTGAATTGTCAATATGACACTATATGCTCCTTTGCATATTTCACTTATCTTTTTAACAACACTTACAATATTATCTTCAATAGATAGTTCGTTAATGGATTTCTCAAGTTCATAACAGATCAAATTGATTAAAAGTTCAGAATCTGATGTTGAATTTATATGTACATGTCTATCCTCTAAATACTCTCTTATCTCCATCGCATTGTAAATATTCCCATTATGACACAGCGATAGACCCCAGGGACGGTTCGAATAGAATGGCTGAATCTCATTATCTGTTATGATACCAGTTGTTGGATATCTAACATGACCAAGACCCATATGACCCTTGAGTTTCTTGAGGTTATCAACTGTAAAAACTCTTCTAATTAATCCTTGTCCTTTAACAGTGAAAACTTTCTTTCCGTCGGATGTATTTATACCACATGAATCTTGTCCGCGGTGTTGGAGATGAAAGATCGATTCATATAGTTCATTTATTACCTCTTCATTATTAGTACTAATTATACCACAAATACCACACATTAAATTTTATACTATATCTATCCTTTATATACACTTTTTTGAAAAAAAAAGTATTGGCAAAAAAAAAAGTTAACTATTTGATATACACTTTTTTTAAAAAAAAAAATATTGGCAAAAAAAAATTAAATATTTTATATACACTTTTTTTAAAAAAAAATATTTTA